GTACTCTGGTATCCTAACATTACTTTCCAGAAGGACTTGGAGAAAGATAGTTATATCCAAGTTGTCAAGAATCAGATTAAACTTCTGAATGTAATTCGTGATGACTTGTGGCATTATATGATTCTTCCTTGTCCAGTTCCCTCGTTGCAGTTTGATAATGTAACGCAGTGGTACATGGACTTCGAAACGTACCCTCAGACCATGCGCTCTAATTTTCGTGTAGATGTAGTACGAAAGATGCTTAATAATAGTCTAGATTTTGATATTGTTATGTCACACTTACCAGAACATACACACCAACTTACTAATACACTCTATAATGTAACACACCATATGCCGCCAGTAATGGGGTATTCTCATTGGTTCGACCTAAAAGATGTTGTTGCATGGCCTAAAGATAGTTTCCTACAAAACATGACTGGGCTATTAGAGTATGATAGATGTTATATCAATACACAGGCACAAAAGGACTTGGTGATTGAACAAGCATCAGAAACATTCAACACTAAAACTATTATCAAATTAGATGATATATTGACTGTTCAACACTTAGGTGTTAAGGAAGAAGATATTGTTGATGGTATAAATGAGAACCCAGAAAAGATTATTGTATTTAATCACAGACCTGATACATACAAACACTTCAAAGAATTTATCGCCCTGACTGATGAGTTGTGGGAAATACGACAGGACTTCAAAGTTTGGATACCTCTCTTAGATAAACCTAATCGTGATTATGTTTTAACAACAAAGTTTGATAAACAGGGATACTATAAAGAACTCAGGAAGTGCTATATGGGATTCTCTCCAAAACAAAAGTACGGTGGTTGGAGTGTCAGCACAACAGATGGTATGATGAACGGTGTTCCTTATATCATGTATGATGCAGACTATTACCATGAACTACATGATAAGGCATCTTTCTTTAGTGATGATAATGATGCACTAATGATGATGAATACATATCTAGATGACCTTCCATTTAGAAATGAAGAGGCAGAATATGCCTTGGAACACATTCGTGATAATCTTATATACAAAGATAAGATGGTAGATATGAACGAATATATGAACGACTTGTTATCGAAACAGAAGGTTATGGGAGATAGTGAGAAGTTTAAAGAAATTGTCGAATTTATAAAAACTAACAAGCAAGTTGGTAAAAAAGATTTGATGGATTGGCTGTGTTGGGGTAGAGGAATTAAGTGGACACCGTATCGGCGTGCTCTTATGAATCATCCAAACATATTTGATGTGAACGGTTCTTTTCCAACATACTGTTGGAAAGATTAATTAAAATAGGAAAATAAAATGAAACAGAATGATATTGTAACACTTGTACTAACAAACGGTGCAGAAGTAATTGGTAAATACATCGTAGATGATATGATGTCCTATACTATTGAACGCCCACGTTTGGTGCAAGTGAATGAAAAGGGCGTAGCTCTTGTTGATGGTGTCTGTATGACAGGTGAAAAGGTTGATGGAACTTTGCAGTTCAATAAGACTTGTGTTGCTTTCGTACTACCTACTATGCAAGAAATTGCTACAGGGTGGCAAACACAGACTAGTGGAATTCAAGTGCCACAAAAGGGTGTAATTTTATAAATCTCTTGACAAAACCCCCTATAATTTGTTATTATATACAAGATGAAAATTTATGAAGGAGATACGATATGATTGATGAAGCTTTACTTTTGGACTACCAAAGATTTGTTGATGCAGTGACTAGCGATGAGTCTAAAGACCCTGATGCATTTGGGGATGCTCTAGATATTATTGATGATTTTGGGGTTCCCCCAGAACGTCTTATTACTGCTGCAATGGGACTTAGTGCTGAAAGCGGTGAGTTCACTGAGATTGTGAAGAAATGTTTATTCCAAGGTAAACCTATGGATGAACATACGGTATGGCACGCCAAACGAGAGTTGGGTGATATTATGTGGTATCTTGTTCAGGCTTGTATTGCTCTAGATACTAATATAGAGGAAGTCATATATATGAACACAGACAAACTTGAATCAAGATATCCCGATGGGTTTGATTCGTTTCGTTCTGAAAACAGAGAAGAAGGAGATTTGTAATTGGATTTTTTTAAAGATATTGCCAAGACAGCGGGCAATGAATACGCTGCACTCGTAAGTGATGGAGTTGAGGCTGGTGATGTAGATTCGTTTATTGATACTGGTTCTTATATCTTCAATGCTCTTTTGTCTGGTAGTATCTACGGTGGACTTGCATCCAATAAGATTACTGCTATTGCAGGCGAAAGTGCAACTGGTAAGACGTTCTTTATTATGGGCATGGTTAAGTCATTCCTTGATGCAAACCCAGAAGCTGGTGTGTTGTATTTTGAGTCTGAATCTGCTATTACTAAACAGATGGTTATCGACAGGGGTATTGACCCTTCTCGTATGGTTATCTTGCCTGTGACTACAGTACAAGAATTTAGAACACAATCACTGAAAGTTCTAGACAAGTATTTGGAAACACCAGAAGGACAACGTGCTCCTATGATGTTGTGTCTTGATTCACTTGGTATGTTATCTACAACGAAAGAAGTAGAAGATACTGCTGAAGGTAAAGAGACTAAAGATATGACAAGGGCTCAGATTGTTAAGGCAACATTTCGTGTGTTAACACTGAAACTAGGTAAAGCAAAAGTACCTATGATTGTTACTAATCACACATATGATGTAGTTGGTTCTATGTTCCCTACCAAAGAAATGGGTGGTGGTTCTGGATTGAAGTATGCAGCATCCTCTATTGTATATCTTTCTAAGAAGAAAGAGAAAGATGGAACTGCTGTTGTCGGTAATATTATTCACTGTAAGAATGCTAAGTCACGATTAACTATTGAACATAAGATGGTTGATGTAAGATTGATGTATGAACGTGGATTAGATAAGTATTATGGACTATTAGAACTTGCAGTAAAGTATGGTATATTCAAGTCAGTATCAACTCGTATTGAATTACCAGATGGTACAAAAACATTTGGTAAAACTATCAATAACAACCCAGAGAAATTCTTTACTGAAGAAGTGATGCAACAACTAGATGTTGCCGCTGCTAAAGAGTTCAAGTATGGAACAAAACTGGCAGATGTTGAAGAAGCAGTTGAAGGATTACCAGAAGATGAAGAACTTAATACAGACGTATGAGAACGTAATCTCTGAGTCGTTATCAAAACAACTCATTGCCATGTTTGAAAAGTATCCTCAACACCATGAGGATATTGTTCTTGATGGACACCGTTCTTTTAAACAAGTAACTATGCAACTTCACGAACAGTGGAAGCCTTTTGAAGATACTCTTCAAGAGGTTTTCTTCAATTACATTGATAAGTATATGAAGGACTCAAATGTTACTGAACGAATGTTTCCACAGAAGTTTGCATTTGAAAACTTTAGATTAAAGAGATACATGCCAAATGACATTGATGAGTTTGATAATCATGTTGATGTCGGTAGTATTGATAGCGCTCCAAGGTTCTTGGTGTTCTTCTTATATCTAGATGATAATGAAGGTGGACACACAGAGTTTCCACAGTTCAACATCTCTGTTCAACCACAAACAGGAAGAATGTTAATGTTCCCACCAATGTGGACACACCTACATGCTGGACGCAAACCAATTGATAAACCAAAATACATTATAGGGAGTTATTTACATTATGTCTGATATGGGAGACTACTACACCTATGTAGAAAACAAGGATAAGTCTTGGACAGGTATCGGACTTACAGAAAAAGCAGGAATGTGGCAGGGTGTTGTTTATGAG